CTAAAGATGAAGTTGTGGAGTTTGAAGAACAACCTATTGAGTTCGAGATTATTGAATTTGATTTGGAAGATATCGTTACCGAAATCGTGGATGATGTACCAATACAAGATGAAACAATAGAGGAGATTATTGAAGATGATGTTGATGTTTTTATTGAAGTTGAAGAAGTTGTCGAAGAAGTTTTGGATGAGCCAATACAGAAAGATGTTAAAGAAAAACCTATAGAAAAACTTACTGAAGAAGAAGTTATTGTTGAAGTTGCTGAAGTTATAGAAGTTATTGAAGTAGTTATTGAAGAAGACTTATCTGAAGAAGAAGTTGCAGAGGTTATTGAAGAATATGTTGAAGAACTTGAAACAGAAAAAGTTATAGAAGTTCTTGAAGAAGTTAATGATGTTGGTGTACAAAATTTAGACCAAGCTACAGAAGAAGTACAAGAAGTTGTACAAGCTGTAGTTGAGGAGGCTATAAAAGATGTTAAAGACCTTACACCAGAGCAAGTTGAGGTTGTTGCTGAAGTATTACAAGTTAAAGCTGAAGATGTTACTATCGTTGCAGAAGCTGTTAAATCAGATACTGTAGTTGCAGAAGCTGTAGAAGAATACGTAGAACGAGCTGTAGAAAATGCTGATGTAGAAAACTATACATTAGCAGACGTTGTTACAGAAGTACAGTTTGAAACATTTTTAGAAAATCCTATAAAAACTTTTGTAGATATAAATATACAAGAAATAAACCTTGCAAATATTAGCAATGATATGACATCTGACCAAAAGGAAAAAGCACAAGAAGTTGTAGTGCCAGTTATTTTGACTAGAATAGCAAGTATGGCTGCTTTCATATTTAGGAGAAGTTAATGATACAGGGTATCAGAGAAATAGTTTTTAAAATAAAAGCTTGGATAAAAGAAGCAATAAAAGAAACGTTGAATCTTAGTTGGACTTTAGTTGGTTTAGTTATTGCAACACTTACCCTTACTGGTTCTGCACAACAAATTACAGGTTTAGCAACTGTTATTACATTAATTATATGGTTATTGACTATAGGATTTAGAAGGTAATGTGTATGGTAGACGTCAAAGAAGACGGTTCTTTTAAACAAATTTGTAATTGTAAACACGGTAGTAGTAACTGCAAAGGTAAGTAATTACTAAACAATAATTATTATGGTATTACAATGTAAATCATGTAATCAAAAGCCTATACATAGGAATAAGAAAAACTATTGTGGTAATATAGGTTGTATAGATTACAATAAAATTGTTAGGAGAAGTTATGCCAAAAAAAATGAAGAAGAAGAAGAATAGTAAGTCTAAATCTAAGACATACAGGTATTAAATATGACTGTCGAAAGAGGTGGTGTTAAATTTTCAGGGTATAATAAACCAAAACGTACTCCTAATCATCCTACAAAGTCACATGCTGTATTAGCTAAAGAAGGTGACAAGATTAAATTAATTAGATTTGGTCAACAAGGTGTACGTGGTGCAGGTAAAAGTCCTAAATCTAAAAAAGAAAAAGCTAGACGTAAATCATTTAAAGCACGTCATGCTAAAAATATATCTAAAGGCAAAATGTCTGCAGCTTATTGGGCTAACAAAGTAAAATGGTAATTAACAAAAACGAAGATTTTAATAACTTACCTGCTGCATATCAGTTATATCCTAACGGTAAACAACAATGTAGCAATTGTAAGTTTTATGAACCATCTGGATATTGTTCAGTATGGAAAGCTATAGTACAAGAATTTGCCTGGTGCAAAAAATATAAAGGAGTTCAAGTTGCCTAAAAGAGTTAGTTGGTTGTGGGGTGGTAAGCGTTATTATGGTACTCTAATAAGAGAAACTAAAACACATAAGTTTGCTCGCACAGAAAATGGTAAGATTAAAAAAATAAAAAAGAAATGAAATTAGAAGTATTAAGATTTAGCAGTCAAGCAGATTCCACATCAGGAATTTTATTTGAAACAACAAATGGTAAACGTACATTTCTTTGCTATACCATAGAAGATGAACAACGTGACGTTAAAGTCTGGGGTGAAACAAGAATACCTGCTGGTACATACAAATTAAAACTCCGTACTGAAGGTGGATTTCATAACAGATATGTAAGTAAGTATGGTGCATGGCATAAAGGTATGATATGGGTACAAGATGTACCAGGATTTGAGTGGATTTTATGGCACACAGGGAATACAGATGAATCGACCGCAGGTTGTTTAATACTTGGACAGACACAAGAAAGCAACCTTGTGAAAAAAGATGGTTGGGTAGGCTCAAGTGTATCTGCATATAAATTTGTATATCCTAGAGTTGCAGAAGCTATACTAAGTGGTCAAGATGTAGAAGTTACTTACATAGATTATGATGGAGAAGTACAATTATCTAACAAATCTACTGAAGATGTCGTAGTTGCAACAACTGTGATGGACAAACTATCTGAGATAAGTGGCGAAGTGCAGTTGCTATCTGCTAAACTTGACGGCAGAAAGATTATATAATGGCTAAAACTTATTACGATTCTGGTAAACCTATTAAGGTTAAAGGACCTGGAGAATTTACAGGTATATCAGAAAAAGCTTTAAAAGAAGAAGCAAAAAGACAACGTCTTGCAAAAACTAAAGCACGTGTTAAAGCTAAAAAAAGCCTCAAAACATTTACAGTTGACCCTAAAACAATGCCTAAACCTAGACCAGGTAAAGGTGTTAATAAACTAGGAAACGTATCTGAAGCTACTCAAAGTATTACTAGAAAAGGTTCATTTAAAGAATTAAAAGGTGCTGGTGTACCTAAATATAAACCAACATCTAGTAAAAAAGTTACACCTGTATACAAAGGTGACCAAGTAAAACAAAAATTTATAGGTACTAAAGTTACAGATATTAAATCTGGTAAATCTGTATTTACTCCTAAAGGAAAAGTAACACAAACTGGCGCTAAAGCTGTTGCAAAAACCGTTGCTAAAGGTGCTAGTAGGTTAATACCTGGATTAGGTACAGCTATGATAGTTAAAGATGTATATGATTTTACTAAATGGGCTGCTAAACAACCTAAAAAATCTACAAAACCTTACAAATATGGTAGTAATTACTAATGTTTGAAAGGTATAAGAGGGCAAGAAACCAAGATGGTACGTTCAAGAAGGACGTTTGGTGGACTCCTTGGTCAGACACATGGGAGTATAAGATGAGTGAAGACCTTAAAGATATGTTAGAAAGAACTGGATGGACTTTCATTGAAGCATTCATAGGTGCGCTAACAGTTGCTCCATTAGTTGGTGTAGAAGCTGAAACACTTCAGTTAGCTGCATTAGCTGGTGGTGGTGCTGCATTAGCAGTTATCAAAACATACGCTAAAAAACAAATTACAAAGTAATGCCTGGTTATAAAGGTGTTGGTGGACGCAAATATGTTGGTAAAATTAAAGTTAGTACACCAAATATGTATGGTATGCCTAAGTCAGAAAAACTTAGACGTGCTAAACAAGAATTAGGTTTAGAAAAAGCTGCAAAAAAACGTAAATCTGCGTATAGAACTGCAGCTAAAAGTGCATTTCAATCAGGTGCTACAGCTTATGGTTACAAGATGAGTGCTAAAGCTAAAGCTCAAGGTAAAAAAGCTACACAACATGGTTATAGACGTTCTAAATATACTGGAGATATTTAAGTAACACCAGACCATCTGTTAAGATAACCCTGTAACAGTTCTCTGTACGCTACTTTAGTTCCCATACGTTGTCTACCATCGTATATATCGTGATGCCATTTACATAGTACTGCTGTATTATCTAAATTATACTTACGATTTTTATTACCACCCATACCTATATCTTTTATGTGTGCTAGTTCTAACCATTTATTGTCTTCACAATTTGCCCACTCACAGACGTTTCTAGCCCTTTTAAACGCCTCTTCTCTAATTTGTGCTATATCCTCCATTAACCGTATATAGTAAAGTATCTGCCTGACGGTAAATCCCAAGCATCTATTATGTCTCTCCACCTACAATTACCTTTAGATAGCTCAATACCGCCTTCATAGACTGCATTAGATACAAGCATAAACAATTGTCTACTACATTTACCTTTGACTTTACCTACAGTTGCAGGTAAATCTATAAGTTTTTGTAAGTATCTTATAGTATTATGTGTTACTTTTCCTGCATCAGACTGTCTTGCTTCCATCATGTTTCTTGGTGAAGGTTCATTCATACCAACAGTTACACGCTTAGGTGCAAACTGTACAATACTGTTAAGTTCATGTGTAGTATCTATGTTTAATGTAAGTGTTTCTCTATCAATAAAGTAACTAATCCATACTTCATTATTGTTTTTATTAAGCCCTAGAAATCTACGTCCACCAAATACAGTCTTTTTGTCTGCATTTTCAGTAAACTGTTGCATTTTTTCATTCCATTTTTGTTTAGATGATATTGATGTCTGAGCATTTATTTGTTCAGAACTAGCAAATTGTGTGTTTATAGACATATATGTCCTCCTTCTTCTAAATTTTTAAAGCATTCTTCACAAAAGTATTCCATTCCTGGTACTGGATGTGACATTATTCCTCCTCGTTTATATCTATAGTTGCAGTATGCATAGGTATAATTGCTTTTATTTCTTGTGTGCCATCAGGATTTGTACTGATAATAGGTTTAAATCCAAACCTACGTTCTAACTCATGTATCAATACAATACCATCTGCATCACTTACTGATAAATCACTCATTCTTCTTCACCTCCTAAGTCCATTAAGTGTGCGTTATAATCTTTTACAAACTTTTCCATAAGCCATCTTAATGTACCCATGTCTGGTGGTATGTTCATAGTTGTACTACCACAAGCATCAACAAATTGTTTACCCCAAGCACGCATATACTCAGGATGTGTAAATATATTTGTATTTATAATGCTATATTTTTTCTTTTTATTCTTCATTCCACTCCTCTACAAGATTCATAACTTCATCTTCGCAATCATTACAAAATGTAACAAGTGTATGGCTAGTCATAAATGGTCTATTACATAACTCGCAACAAAGATTAAGCATTTTATTTATTTGTTTTCTAAATACTTTTGGATTATACCAATTCATTTGTACCACAATAATTCATTAGTTTGTCCCTTCCAACAGTGCTTACTACTGTTCCAATGATGCCAACCATCGTTGTACACTAACCATGCAGCAACTCTGGTTGATACTTTTGTATCAAATCTATTACTAATTATACTTAACTTAGGTTTTAACCAAGCCCAGGTCTTGTCATTAAACTGCCAAAGACCTCTGTCTTCTGTCCCATTAACATTACGACCTATTGCATTACTATTTCCACTGCTTTCACAGTATATTATCTTCATAGCTAGCATCTTATCCCCTTCATCGAATGACGCACTTACTATAGGATACCACTCAGCTACGTTTTCTAT